CCTTCAATACGGATATTATTTTCCTCAGCGCTTATCTTACCTTGTTGAGCTTTTTGGAGGCGAATCTGATTATAAGCATCAATAGCCTGTCCTACACCTTGAGCCAAGCCGGAGTAATCAGCGGCATAAGGAGAGGCGGTAGGAATATTAACACCTTGTCCAGCGGGAGCGGAGCCGGAAGGAGCAGAATTAGATGTAGCGATACCAGCGTTACCACCAGACATCATAAGGTAGGGATTCAGTCCAGCGGCCTCAAGACGTTCACGTTGAGCGGAGGCGGAATTGTATTCCTTAGTATCCTCATACATCTGCCATTGATTCTCCTTAGCATCATTATAGAAAGACCATTGATCGCCTAACTGCTGCTGATACATTTCCTTATTATAATTCATCTGCTTTTGCAACATCTTCTCATTGAACTCATTATTCATCTGAGCGATCTGCTTATTAGCGTTATTAGTCATAACGGTAGCGGCGGTATTAGCACCGGCGGCAATACCAGCGCCAGCAAGCCCTGTCAAACCTTGTATAACACCCATAATATAAAATATTAAATAAATTAAACTTGATAAAGAAAAGGGCGGTATTAACCGCCCTATCAGAAGTAACATATAAACTTATTCCGCAGAAGCCGGAGCAGGATCACCAGCAGGAGCAGGATCACCAGCAGGATCACCATACGAAGCCACGGAAGCCAACTCAAGACCAACCGAATCAACAAGATATTGACTATAAGACATCAATTCGGAAGGAGTCTGAATATAACGAGACTTAACAATAGAACACAACTGATCATCAGAAAGTTTCGCACGCAAATCGGCGAACCGAGAGTCCTGAACAGAAAAAGAATCAAAATGTTGGAGCAAAGCCTCACGAGACATCTTATCCAAACGTTGCTGATTAAACAACATAGTAATATCAGTAGTAAAAGTAACCGACTCACAATCCGAATAGGGAGATTTATTCTTAACGAACAAAAACTCATCAATTGCGGAAGGTTGATAAAACTCACTCTTACTCAAGTCTACAACGCCCTTCTCAAGAGCATTATAGACATGCGGTGTTAAACGTCTTTTAGCAAACATAACATAATCAATTAATAAGGTAAACCATCTACATCAAGATTACGAACCGCTTTCACATCAAAGAAAGCACTACATAAGAACTGATCAGTGTCAACACTTGAATCAGCTTGCACGGCAAATATCGGATCAACCGAGTTCGGATTAACCTTAAAAGCCGAGTAATTCACATAAACGTCGGAATAAGGAGGCTCTGGTTTAGTAGTACCGGAACCAATCTGATCAATGAGAGAAGCATTGTTATAGGACATCACCCAAGAGTTCAAAGAACGTTTAAAAGCGCCAACAGAAGAGTCAAAAGCCGTCTTATATTCAATATAACGGGGAGCGTAACCAAGCTTCATATAAGGAGCGGAGGCAACACTACCGGGGGGGTTCGTAGCCCAAACAAGAGGGACAGCCTGCATACCAATACGATCAAACTCCGGAATAGCATAATCAGTAGCATTAACCTTAGTAAAAGTAGGCTCAACAAAATCAGTAGTATAATCCAAGACAGGCAAACAATGATAAATACACATTAATAAACCATACTTACCACGAGAATCAAAGCGAATATTACCACGAGAAACACCGGTACCTTTACCAGCAATATCAGCGGCATTATCAGAGGTAATATTAGTATTAACAACCTCATTGATATCAATATTCGAGTTAACACCGCCAAGATATTGGCAAACCTCAGAAGCGTAATCACCGACAGAGACATTCCAATGTTTCTGAACTTGATCCTTATAATCCTTATTACCAGATTGAGCTATCTCACGCCATTTCAGTAAAAACTCATACTGACGAAGCATCAAAACATCAAGCGAGGAATGAGTATTACCTGCAACAGTACCACTAGTCACAAGACCGGTGAAATAGCCTTCAATAGGATAAACAGTAGAACCACCTCCATATTGCGCAGAGGGAACAACACCGTGGAATATATCCTTTTGCCAATTACAATACCGGAGATCAAACATATTATAAGAATTAAAAAAATTCACATCAGGAGTTTGCCCTATAGGAAGAGCCATCTGCAAAGTATCAACACCGGTCATGTAATCAACATTAAACGTAGAAGGGCTAATTTTTTCCCATTGAGAATCACGAAAAAAGTCAGCATAAATCTTTTGATAAGCCAACAAGCCAAACACGTTAAGATTTAAATTACTCATAAGAGGATTCTTAGACCAAGTATTTTTCTCAGTATCAGATCCAACATAATCAAAAAAGTTGCCATATCCAAGATATTCCAACAACTTAGCGGAGAGAGGGCCACGCTGATAACCAAAATAATTATTCTTAATAGAAGAAGAAGTAATACCCAAAGAACGCTGTACACTAAAATAATTAGCAATTTGCTCACAGGTGATATAAGGCATCTCACCTTTCAAAGTAAAAGAGTCTGTTGGAAGCAAAGAATTCGCATGCTGGGGATTATCATACATTTGGGTTAAAAGCGTATCAGCCTTGTTCCAAAGTAGATTGTAAGGAACAAAAAAGAAGTCATAATACTCACGCATACGAGCGAAAGCGGCGGTATTAACAGGCTGGGTACGTGTAAACGAGGACAAATCAATATTAAAGACATCACCGGGAAGCACTTCCTTTACCATAACGGGAAGAAGCTCACCAGCCTTAGCGGTAAAATTCCGCTTAAACGAAAGATCGAAGCCATTACGAGAAGGTTTATTACGTAACGACTTTAAATTCATAATGTTACTCATTGAAAAATATTTTATTCTTATCGTTAAGATACTTATGCTTAATCCGGTCCTGCGCAAGCCGTAAGGTATTAGACTCAAACAACTTATAAGCGACCAATTCTTTATAACACTTCATAGAATAATTCAAATTATCATAGAAGTAAGGAACAAAACTATTACCATACTGATCAGAAAGCAAAGGTTCATCACCGACAAAATCAGACTCGTAATATTGGGATTGATTCTCAAAAAACTCAGTCAAACGGAGATATTCCAATTGCTTATAAAAATCCTGTATAAGACGAATCTTGCGATTTATCTCGTAGATAGTCGGATGATCACAGACATAATACAAAAAATGTTTAGAAGTTAATAACTCAATATAAATACGATTAATCCAACGCTGGAAAAGCTCTGAATCAATATCCATATCACAAACGGGATCATAAAAATATGACAATAAGTCATTCATTTTAGAAACCTCAGAAAGAGGAAGATCATAAGTAAGACCCTTAACAGAAGGACCAAAAAGGCGAACACAAGAAGCTATCTCACGCGCGAGTTCCGCAGCTGTCTCACAGTAAGGGAACAATTCTTTCGCCGTAGCATAGACTCTGTAAGAGTAAGAAAGATCACGTGCAGATTTATCAGAGAATCCTTTACACTTGGGGTAGAAATAACGGTAACACGACCGCCACAAACGGAATTCCTTATAAGTTCCATTGAACACGACGCTTCTTTGAATAAACTCCGAAGCGGTAAGCGAGTATACTTTCTCTCGTTCACCTTGCAAAAAACCTTGACCCAATTTTTGAGAATGTAAACAGAACCCACGTGTGGAAGGTAACGTAAAAACTTTGGGTACAGACACAGAGCTATTAACGTAACTCGCAACATACGAAGAGCATTTACCTTTGGAGAGCTGACAATCGACACGACCAAATCTCCATGACGAAAGTACAATCTCTGAACATGCCTGTAGGAGGGTCTCAGAGTTGAAGTATAATAAGACATGATAATGCGGTCTGAAATGGACGGGACCATACTCTCCGACAGCAAAGTAACGCACTTTCTCTTTTGTAATTTTTCCTGCATAATAACGAAATCTTTTAAAAAATAGTTGTAAATCAGACTTTCTCAAATAAGGTACATCACCAAACAAATAAAACTTATCCAACAAACGTTGGCGATCCTCTTCTAACATATCGCAAGCGCCGAGTAACTCACCAGTCTCCTTATCATAAAGATCACAGCCAAAAGGGCGATCGGTAGTGTCAATAAAATTAGAACGAGGTATAAAGCGATTAGCATAAGTAAGGGTGATAAACACGCAATACTTATTAGAAACAGATTCCAAGTCACATTGAAAGGCAAGCCGAGAATTCTTATTCAAGAGGCAAGCCTTACAATGACCACAAGGAACAACAAGACTATCCTTGGAATAAGGATTAAAAACCTTGCGAGGTTCAAGACAACGACAATTTAAAGGCAAGACAGACTTCATCACTTAGACTCATTATCCTTACCACCAAAAACAGCCTTAATAGCAGAAAGCAACGCTTCCGCTACGTAAAGAACTACTTTCCAAACAGGTTTCATAATAATCAATGTATTAAATAATTAAATAAATCAATATTAGAAGAATCCATAAGAGAAAAACCAAGATGAGGAGTTTCAACAAGAACAACAGAAAACGACAAAATAGGCGTAGAATCATAATAATGAAGAATCTTACGAACAAGGTAAGAGACTGTGTCAGAGTAAGAAAGAAACTCAACATAAAATGACTCAGTTTCTACCGAATCAAAATTAATTTTTAGACCGAATAATTTAGCTTCCATAAAATCAATAGTTTATATGTTAATAATGTTACTTAAACCATCGTTCCGCCAGAACTACGTACTTAATAGAAGCTTGATTAATATTAAGGCACTTATTCCATTTATTCCTTTATAACCACTATTTATCATG